TCACTAGCTGTAGACCTACTCTTATTCAGAGATGGAATATGGCAGAGAGATAGTGAGGCTTATAGACAATTAGGGACTTACTGGGAAAGCCTAAGTGCAGGTAAAGATTTTACTACTCATTGGGGTGGACATTGGGGAGATGGTAATCATTTCTCAATAGGACACAATGGTGTCAAATGACTGCGCGTTCATTAGTTCCTGATGATTTAGAACAGTTAATCCAACTTCACGAGAAACATTATTCTGAATTTGGATTCCCCGTTTTTCTTCAAATGTTAAACGCCTTTGTCATTGAAGATAAGGGTGAGATTATAATGGCAGGTGGGGTTGAAAGTGTCGGTGAAGTTGTATTAGTCACTGATAAAGATAAACCTCGCGTTACTATTGGACGAGCATTATTAGAAGCTAGGCAGATTGCTGAATTTACTGCTAAGCATTTTGGAATAAAAGAACTCTACGCTTTCGTGAATAACGATGACTATGCGAAACATCTGATTCAGCATGGTTTTCAAGACCATCCACACAGAGCGTTGAGTATGAGGGTAAAATAATGGGAAAGAAAAAGCAAGAAGAAAATCCTGCATCACAGGTAATACAACAGGCTCAAACTGCGTATCAGAATACGCAACAGCCTACCGCTAATGAGGCTGCATTTGGGCCTATTAGTGACCAGTTCATGAATAACTATAATACTGCTGTAGGTCAGAATACAGCGGATTATGGTAATATCATGGGCGCATATCAACAGTTCCGCGAAGGACTTGGTGGACCTTCTAAATTTTCATACAATAAGGTTTCCGCTGAACGTCCCAAGGAATTAGGCAAAGCATATGGATATCTCGATGAAGCAATGCCGGGATATCGTGATTTTGCTGCTACAGGTGGGTATTCTCCCACAGATATCCAAGAACTACGTGCGCGTGGTGTAGCTCCTATACGTGCTGCGTATGGAAACACCATGATGGAACTTGACAGAGCAAGGTCATTAGGTGGTGGGGGTGGCGCACCTAATTATATTGCTGCTGCAAGTCGCGCACAGAGAGATTTACCCGGTCAAATGGCTGATGCTATGACTACGGTTAACGCCGGTCTAGCAGATTCTATTCGACAGGGTAAACAATTTGGCCTATCAGGAATCAGTAATACTGGTTCTACTATGGGTGGACTGGCTAGTGCTGATGCTGGTCGTATGTTACAAGCTGCACTAGCTAATCAGGGTGCAGATTTGCAAACTCAACAGATGGGAGAACAATCCCTACAGAATCTCAGACAGATGCAATTAGCTGGTCTGGGTGGACAATCCAGTCTGTATGGAACTACTCCCGGAATGTCTTCAATGTTTGGTAATCAAGCATTAAATGCGTGGCAACAACGCGCAGGAATGGAACAAGCAAGAAATCAATTTGGCATGGGATTACTTGACGCACAACTTCGCGGTTATGGTAGTCAAGAACAGAATAAAGGCACACCGTGGTGGCAGACTGCATTAAGTGTTGCAGGAACAGCAGCCCCATATGTTGCTATGGCTATGTCTGATAGAAATATGAAACAGAATATTGAACCTGTAAATCCAAACTATCAGTTTGGTCAGGTTAACTTAAATCAACCTAGCACGGATAATCTTTTCACTTATTCCAGCAGGTTGATGAAAGATAACATCAAACCAGTTGGTAGAAGTTCTACTATTAAAGGTAGTCCTTTCACTAAGAAACTGAATGAACTTCAGTTATATACTTGGAAATACAAAGGCGACGATACTAAGCATTTCGGACCAATGGCGCAGGATTTCAAAAAGAAGTTCGGTATAGGTGATGGAAAGACTCTACACCTTGCCGATGTTATGGGAGTGGTTCTTGCGTCTCAGAAAGAACAGGTGAAGAATGCCTGATTTAATGCAGTTTCTGAGATTACAGAATTTATTCGGTGCCCCACAAATAACAGCACCCGGATTTGCTGGTGGTGATTTTATGCCACAGGATGCTGGTAATATAATGGGACCGAAAAATGACCCATTCGGTAATATATCGTTTGGGCCAGCTATGCAACAAGCTATGCCCGCACAAACTCCTATGGCACCTGTGCAAGCTCAGCCTACGGGTGGATTTGATGTAGGTGCCAGAATGCGAGAACTTTATCAGCCAGAAACTATGGCTCAAGATAGATTTAATACTATGCTCGGTGAATATCCCGAAGCTACTAAACCCGGATGGCTTAAAGTAATTGGAGCCACACTTGCTGATTTAGCAAGACCCGGAACTGGTATGCAAGTAGTCGAAGGGGGTAGAACAAGAAAACTTGCAGATTGGAAGAATAAGATTGGTGCTGCTCAGGATGCGGCCAGTTTAGAGAGACAGACTAATGTTAATGAACGTCAACTAGCAGGAACTATTGCAACACAAGAAAGACTATCAGCAGCAGACCAAGCACGTGCAGAAAAAGATGCTGCTAGAACTAAGATAATGCAGGACCGTGCTGAGGTATATAGGCTTAAGTCTCAAGCTAAGAATCTTAAGTTTAATTTCAGTGGTCCTAAAGTTATTGTAACTGACCCCGCTACGGGCGAGGTTAAACAAACTGATATTGATACTGGTTCTCTGTCTGACGCTGATAAGATGGCTGTTACACAAGAGGACATGCTCGAACGTATTGGCGCTCAAGGTAGTGAATCCAGAAAAACAGAAGAATTACGTCAGACAGGTAGAGAAGGTCTAGCCGAAACTCGCGGTTGGACTGCATTCAATACCGCTGATGGTAAAACTATTCTTGTCAACCAGATTACAGGTGAAACTAAGCCTATAACTGGTGTAGAAGGTTCACTAGTTAAACCCGGAACTACTACTGGTGGAAGGTCGGGAGAATTACCCACACAGACTAAAGTTAGACAGGCTACGGCTGCGAGGGAATTTGTTTCTCGTAATCCAGCATTAGCCAAATATGTTCAATTTACCCCTGGTAATGAATTCTCAATTACGCCTCCTGCTACTGGTAGATTTTCTACTGGGCCAAGTCAGGATGATTATAACAAAATAGTGAAAGCAATATATGGAGATGAACTTCCTATCTCAGCTACTAGGACTGGTGATACAGGAACTAGGACACCAACACTTACCACTAAATTCAATCCTAATAATCCTAACCACAAGCGTCAGAGAAGTCCTAGCACTGGTAAGATTCGTGAGTCTTACGATGGTGGTAAAACATGGCAAATCGTCAACTAACCGAACCTGACGATTGGGAAGATGTTAGTGATTGGGAAGATGATACTCGTCCCACATTAACTGTTCCTGCTGCACCTACACAACAACCTTCTATGTTAGGGGGAATGTGGGATGCTATATCTCAACCCCTAACTACGCTGCCATCTGAATTCGCAGATACCATTGCGAATTACATTGATAGACCTTCATTAGAACGTAGTCCACTACGTGCTCAAATTGAAGGTTTTGGCGCTGGTGCTGTTGAGGGTGTAGGAGACTTACTATCGTCACTTACATCACCTATAGATATTGCCACTACCGCACTATCAGGTGGTAGCAGTATGGCTATGAAAGCTGGTCTGCCAGCTATAGCTAAAGGTCTATCTTTAGGCGGTAAGGCTGCTGGTGGATTAACTGCATTACATGGTGCTGGTAATGTATTCTCTCCAGAATCAAGTCTTGCAGATAGAGGATTTGGACTAGCTGAAATGGCTGGGGGTGTAGCTGGTATGGCTCACACTCCAAGTGCTAAAATATCAACTATTGGTGAAAATGTTAAATCAGGTAAAACACCTGATATTACTGCTGAATCATTTGGACCGGGATTCTTCAAAGGTGGTGGTCCTGAGAAAGCAGCCGAAATAGCTAAGGGTGTAACTAAGAAGGTTGAAACTCCTACACCTAAAGTAGAAGGTGATATTATCGATAAATACGCCAAACTGAGAGCAGTTCCCGTAGGAACTAAATATACAGTCAGTGCCTCAAGTATGACGCGTAGGCAGTTGACTGATGCTATTAAACTAGGATTTGATTATCAAGAACTAGCAGGGGATGGAAGCAAGATAGTAATGAAAAAGGTTAGGGAATCACCCCAACCTAAAATGCCAGAACCACCGGAAGTGGAAACTAACGCATTATTGGATGCTGCTAATATACCACGCACCATTATGGCGTCAATGGATATGTCCGCTCCACTTAGACAGGGGATTGGACTTGTCCATCGTAAAGAATTCTGGAATGCCCTTCCTGATATGTTTAGAGCATGGGGTTCTGAAGATGCTTATAAATCTATTCAGAAGGGTATTACCGATGACCCAATTTTCAAGAAAAGGGTAACTGCTGATGGTCAGGTAAAACCATCATTTGCAGAGGACGTAGGTCTAAAACTTACTGACCTTAATAATTTTACTAATCGGGAAGAAACTATGCTATCAACTATAGCAGAGAAGATTCCTGGTGTGCGTAGGTCTAATAGAGCGTATACAGCTTTCCTGAATAAGTTGAGAGCAGATACGTTCCGACAGATGACGCAGGACTATGGTGTCGTATCTGGCACCAATATGCGTAATAACGTCAAGCTTGGTAAAGAGATTGCTGAGTTTGTAAATAACGCTACAGGTCGGGGTGATTTGGGTAAGTTAGAAACATCTTCTAAGGCTCTATCTACTGTATTGTTTTCACCCAGACTTATAGCCTCGCGCTTAGGTATGATGGCTGGTGGAACAAAAGCATTAGGTCAAGAAGCTTATCAAATAGGTAAAGCGATAAGACATTTTGACCCACAAATTTACCTAAATCAACCTCCAAATGTGCGTAGAGAATACTTGAAATCTTTAGCCGCTATCGCTGGAACTGCGGGAACTTTCACACAGTTAATGAGACTGGGTGGAGCTACCGTAGAAACAGACCCGGCATCTAGCGACTTTGGTAAGCCTAAGATTGGAAACACTAGGATTGACCCCTATGGTGGTTTCCAACAATATATTGTATTAATGCAGAGGCTCATGCCTCAACTTGATTTGTCGAGTTTGGGATTAGGTGAGATTGGTGGGAAGATGAAATCTACCACTACAGGTCGTGAATATGACCTTGCTAATCCTCAATTTGGGCAATCGGATAAAGCTGATGTTTTGAACAGATTTATTCGTTCTAAAACTAATCCCATAATCAATTTCGCGTGGGGAATGATGTCTGCTCAGAAGGAAATATCAGGGCAGAAAATGGATGTAACAAATCCAAATCCAATGGAGAATGCTATTGCTCAAAGATTCATACCCATGCTAATTCAAGATGTGTATGAACTTGTGAATGATGAAGTTACACCACCACAAGCGAAAGCTCTAGCTACGTTCCTCTCCACCTTTGGTATGGGTTCACAAACTTATGGGGGTAGACAATAATGCCACAGATTGCTTGGAGAATCATCATCGTCGTAATCGTCGCTGTGTTTCTCACCCTACTAGTTCCACCAGTATTGGGACTATTGGGAATTACTCTTGCGGGTAATGCATATCAAATCATCAAGATTTGTCTTGCATTAATCGCAGTATTTTATATTATTTGGGGCGGTCCTGTGGCATTCCCCCCACTTCGTAGTTAGGGAAACCTTCCCAAGTTCCCTCTCTCATCTGACGCTGTAATTTTTCTTTTATGGCGTCAGATTTACTCCTTCTATCCCTTCTATCAGCCATCCACAAAGCTGTTATTACAGCAATGTCTTTTTCTGTGTCAGCGATAGACTCATTCTTCGGATTTTTACCTGAAGATTCGAGATTCGCGAGTCTGTATATCTTCTCAGCGAGCCTGCCCACGAATCCAGCATCTTGGCTAGAATGAGCAAACATTGTAGCCATCTGACCTGCAAAGTGGTAGTTACCACTAGGATTCTTATCGGACGCATAATCGTGAGACTTAGCATCATGCGTGTCAGCCATTTCTTCCAGTAAGGAATAGAAGGTGGGGGAACCATGTCGAGATTTTCGTTCAGGAATATCCATCCTATACCCTCGCATCTATCACAGGTTATCTTTGGATGGAAGACGGATAACTGCTTATATCCGTCTCCACCACATTTGATACACTTGTAAGAGTGTGTCATCTTCTTTTCCTAAAGAAATCAGGAGTTCTCTGATTTTTCGAGATACCAATTGGACCAAAGTAAATTTCGCAATCTACGTCATGTAGATGCATATCTCTTACTTCAGCCTTGAACATTTCAGGGCTAGTAGTTTTGATTCTAAATATATGACGCGATAATCCAGCATCACCTTCTACAGCACCTACCATAGAAGTTAGAATCCATGCAGTTCCGATGTAATATTTCTCCACGTCGTCAGAGTCTAAGTAGTCTTTCGAGAACATCATTGGGTGTATACCCCGTATATTTAGGTGCTCTAGGTAGAGCAATGACATTGGCAAGCTGCCAGTATTTATTAGGAATATGGTAACTAATATCCCATCTTTCAGGTGGCTCACCTTCCACGAAAGAGGGTTTAGTATAGGTCATTCCCAGTAAAAACCATCCATCATAGGATGACCCATCATCATGTAGTTTAGATTTCCAACATACTACCTGACACCGCATGGGTGTGATGTAGTTATCGTAAATCTTAACAAGTGCGAGGTAAAGTCTGATGCGATGCTCATACAGTTCATCCATTGTGTGATGACCATCTGACACAGAATCAGCTTCTACTTCCAGTATTTCTGGTGTTTCGTCTTTTATTTCATTCGCTTGTAATAGCCGAGCATTCTTGAGTAAGTATCTACTCATTGAATGGTGCTCTTTCAGGAAATCCATATTCAATAGATTTTTGGTCAAATACCTCAGCAAGTATTCGTGAGGCATCAACATCTATTTCAGCTAGTATGATTAATCCATAGATAATAGAATCAGCTATCTCTATAGCTAACTTCTGTTTCAGTTCAGGAAGATTGTTCTTAGATAATCCGGCTTCTTTGTTAGGTAAGCCTTGATTAAGTCTGCGAATCTTTTTAGCTACATTAGCAGCTTCGCCAGATTCACCACACATTGCACCCGCCCATTCAAGTAGTGTCCAATTAGTTTGACCATTATTGTGCCAACGAATAGCACGTATAGCGTTAATCTCCTGAAATTTGCTAATGTCCATTAGTCTACCTTCCAAGGATTGAAATTATTACCCGGTTTCATAGGATTCCCTATTTTGTAATCTTTTGGTCGTGGTTTTTTACACTCCCATCTTGCACAGTTCAAATTACGACCATGATTAACTATTCCACATTCACATTTCCAAGGTGGAACATTCATTTGTAGTTGTATTCTACGATATTCTTCCCAAGTACAGACTACTTCAGGATTCTTCGATTCCTCTTGGGGGTCTATAGTCATGTCGTCCGGTGGTAAGATAATCGGCATAACGCTCCAATGCGATTAGCATCATCCTCTGTTTATCTTGTTTGTTCCACTCCACCCAACGGTCTTTATATTCAGCATTCCACATTGGATAGGGGCAATGTTCTATATCCCCTATTGTCCAATAGTCATAAGGGTCAAACGGCTTGATTCGGGAAATCCGTTCTTTTGACATTGGCAGCGCGTGGACCCTTAGGGGACTTAACAATATCGAATTCAAGTTCGATAAACTCTCCCTTCTTACCACGCACTTTCTCGAAATCAGATTCTAAGTCTTCCCAATGCCCATTGAAATCTGAGCGATGGAAGAATATTTCAGAACCATCGGCCTTAATAAAACCGAAGTTCTTCTGTGGAATTATGTTCTTGAGTTGTCCCTTCATTATTCGTTCCTCGCAATTCCGGCATTGGCTTCCATAACAACCTGCTCCAATTGTGTGAGCGCGACAGATTGTTCTCTGGAAGGTGGCACGTTCTCAACAATTACTTCCGCCAACTTCTTGGCAGTTTCACGAATGAGAGTGTAGCGTGAGGGTTGGTCATCCTTTGGAGAATGATAGGTGTAATCATTGTCCAAACGAGCGCGCATCTTTTCATCAATCGGATACTTTGGCATCTCAATTCTCCTTGATAATTTTACCCATTTTACCAGTCATGAAAATCTTCATTTCGTTGGCTTGTGTTTCTGGCATAGTATAGACAATCTGGTTTCCTATACTAGCAGTCTTAATCATTCCTGATGCATCAAAACCTGCCATCATATCATCGAATTCCGTAGCATTCTCGTAATGCTGCCACATCTTCTTCATTAACACTGTTCGTGTCACTGAATGTGTGTCTCTGTTAAGGAGTTCCATGATAATCAGAGTCTTAAGCATTGCAGATTGACTAATACCCTGTTTGCCAAGGGTAGTCTTACGGACGTTTCCTAGTAGTTTCTCTGATTGAACTATGGCTTCATGCATAGCCTCAGGACTTATCACTAGTTTCGGATTACGTGCGAGGGATAGCAGCATTGCTACCTTTAACACACTATCACCAAATCTATTCAGTGTGCCAGTCTCATCCTTCTCAGATGTTTTGATTAATTCTTTGAAGTTGTCATACCAGTCATCGTATATGATTCCAACTTCATTGAAATATAATTCGCGTGAACCACGCTTTGATTTCTTAATCTTACGATACTTAAACTCATCAGACTTATCACCTTCCATCGGTGCGAATGGTCCGGAGAGTTTAGCTATTTCTCTTAAATAGTTTGCCGAATTAGCGTAATTGGGTGGGTTCTCCAATCGATATATGAGAGAATTTGAATTCTGTCCCTCTTTCTCATATATGATAAAAGTGCGCGCGAAGTATCCACCCTGAATTGCGCTTCGGGTAAAGAAATCCTCACTCATAGCTTCATTCGTCGCTGTGAGCATGGTTATCGTAGGATTCTTAAGTTCAAAAGTCTCCATCTTTAATAGAGACTTCCACTCTCCTACGTTATATTGTCTATCATACAAGTCAGTGAGGATTTTGGTAGCGACCTTATCCTCGACAATTGACGATGATAGTTCTGAGCTACAAATGAACGCTACAGATTTAGTCTGAACCTTCCCGCCTGGAACTGTATATGCTGTGCCTAAATCTTTCAATATACCCTGAATTGATGACCTACCGTCAATGATACGTGTGTTATTGACAGGTCTAACCAATTGCTTTGCCATACTGATAGGTGGACCTTTCTTTAGTCCAGACTCAGCATGTAACATCACATAGATGTTAGGGTATAAATTGTAGATTTGTCTATTCAGCCATACTTGGTCTTTGATAACTGCCGACATTGCAGCTATCGCGCTCCAATACCAGAATGATTCAGGACTCTCTAGTTCATTGTGTTGCTCAACTATTTCCTGAAGCCAATTCATCTGGCATCACACTGTTAACGACTGTTATAGCCGGAATTAGACAATCGGGACACTCTGGTCTCATATCGTCTGTGACCCAATGTTGTTTACAACGTAGACACTTTACTTCACGAGATTTCATGTTGTGGTCTTTTTCCTTGCTAGAAGGGGATATCGTCATCAATCACCTGCAATTCTGTCTTAATATCATTCACAATACGCTTGTGAACTCCAGCTAAGACGATTAAAAATTGGCCCAATAACCCGGTTAGGTTACTGTCCATTACAGTATCAATAGATTTGCAGTCCCACATAGTTTCACCTTTAGAGTTTACTATTTTGGACTCAGTTCTGCAAACTAGTGTAAGCTCGAATTGTGCTTTCATTCGACCTCGAATCTTTTGAGAGTCTTGTCATGATTGTAAATGATATCAGTCAGCTTCGTGTCAGGTGGTATGACTGACGCGAGGAATGATTCAGTTACAGTCTTAGGTGGCATGTCTAGTAATTCCACAGGTTCACCGATAATCGGTATGTCCTTAAACTTCTTGAAATCCCTATAGTTCTTACCGACTTCGACTTCACATGGAATCTTTAGTTTGTGTCTACGTAGTGAGCATTGACTGAAATCAATTGGTCGTTCCATCTCCTTTTTAATAATGGGAATCCATTCCGCTTTCTTACTCACCGGAATTGAGAATAAGAGAGCGTCATGTGATTCCATAACAATCTTAATGTGTGGTATCCTTTCGCGTATACGTATAGCAGCAGCCTTAGTGTTATCAGACACAGTTCTTTGAGGTATATAGGAGAATGCTTGTCTGTTAAGTTCTTCTCCCCAACGCTCAAAGAATGTTCTCTTACCACCAGCAGGTGCATCTACTCCGTATGGCAATCCTGCAACTAGCTGTCTATTCTTACGTAGACATTCGACAATACCAGCTTGGAATACTTGCTGTATTCTAGGCTGCTTACTGTGGAATATCTGTAAAGCTCGTTCTGCAATTTGTTCGTCAATTGCGATGGGAATCTTATATTTACGCGCTTGGGTATTGACTTCGATAGCAGCACGTCGTTTACCAGCGCCAAGATGCCCCGCGTGCCTGAGAGTTTTACCGCAGAATCTAATAGGATGCTCGTATCCAAGTTTCTTTTTGTCATAGTCAAATAGTTCTGCATTCTTACCGAAGAACCATGTTGCTGTGAATGCGTGGTAATCAATTTCATCGACTAGTCTTAATGCTTCGTCGTCATCAGCTAATAGCCACACAACTCTAGCTTCTGCCTGTGAACTATCAGCCTGAACGAATTCTTCTTCCTCATCAATCCGTTGTATTATTTCATCAATAGTCTCGAAATGGAAAGTATCTGGCACATACATACCACGTATGTCTGCACCGATATCTCCATGTTTCGTCATTGTCTGAAATGCCGTCCCAAGAACCTTGTCTTTTTTCTTACCGTTTTCGTCAATAACTTCGACGATTGGTCTAATGGGTGGGTCTTGTTGTCCTGTGGAGCTTCTACCTGTATCCAAACAAGGGAAATAGGTAGTCCGCATACGTCCGTCATAATCTGGGAGAGCCATAAGATAAGTCGAGATAGACTTCCTAACTCTACGGTCTTCCAGTATAAGCTCACATATTCTTCTGTGGGACTCAGGACGTTTCTTCCATACGGTAGCCGAGTTAAGCAAAGCAGTGATATCTTCCTCTCCCGTAGAATCTTTACGAGGGAATTGAAGGTTTTCCCAGAGAAGAAGTTGAATTTGCTTTGGTGAATTAACATTAATTTCTGCTCCTGTTAGTTTGAATAGTTCATACCTACACTTTTCATCCCATTCAATGTATTTCTTTAATAGTCTATCCCTTTCCTCATGGTCTACTCTAAAGCCCTGTTGTTCAATAGACCAATACAAGTCAGGGAACTTCATTAGGAAATTCTCAAAGAATTGACGCTGACCTAACTCATCTAGGTCTGCGTTCATATTCTCATCTACTTCAAATGTTACGCAAGCATCTCGCGCACATCCCAGTAGAAGGTCTTCGATTTTTCCTTTATACATGCCCTCATCTTTATAGAATGGTTCTTCTGTAAAGAGTGAGGTATTGAACGCGAGTCCCTTAGGTAACTCAGGATTAATCGCGTGAGCCTTGAGCATTACATCCGATACAAGCTTTCGGATAACAAACCCAAGTCTCTTAATCTTGTCTCTATCGTAGTTGAAGTTCTGTCCTACGATTTCGTTTTCCCATAGCATTTCTGCTAGGATTAACCACATTTGAACTAAGTCACTGGATGGTATGTTACAGATACCATCAGTATTCCATAATGGCACACACATTCCGTGGTGCTTATTAAAAGCCAGCCCAATACAAACAGGGATACAGGTTCCATTAGCTTCAATGTCCACAGACATTCTAAGCTTACCTTTGTATCGCTGTCTGAATTCGGCTAACTGATGGGAATTTCTAGCAACTTCGAGGCTACGTGATGGAAGGATTAATTCTGGAAATCGACTTTGCGCGAGGGCACGCTTAAAGTCGAATGCCATTATTTGTCTGTTCCAGTATCCTTTGAATTCAACGTCTGTCGCGTGCCATGACAAGTGAGCTGGATTATAACTTGGGACGAATTTAACTCCCATGCCATGCATGATACTTCCACGGTAGTTGCCAATTTTAGTTTTTCCAGAGAGTGCCCATAAAGGGGTTCCGCCAACAGCCAAAATACAGTTGGGTTTGATTGCATTAATTTCTTCCTGTAGTTCTGCTAACTGTTGTTCTATATCAATGCCAGCATTCTTGGCACGGACGGCGAATGGTATTCTTTTCTTGCCAGTATTAGGTGGAACCTCATATTTAGAAACAGTAGTAAGCCAGCAATTCTCCTTACGAATGCCAGCATCCATTAGCAATTGGTTTAATTCCTTACTGTCTGTGAATGCTTTACCAGTAGAGGAATCTTTATAGGTAGGGCAGTCCCCTAGAACCATTAACTTAGCTCCTAGGGGACCGTGACCTGCTACGTATTTCTTTTCAATTTCACTCATTATTGACCCGGATACCTTGTTCCTGTTCTGAAATACCTATCATCTGCTTTACATTCTTCACAGATAATAGTCCTGTGTATTACTCCCTTTATAGGAGGAATAGTTTCCCAGCTTCTATGACACTTAGGACAGGAATTGAATGTTTGTCCTTCGTGAAGTGGGCTAGTAATATCATCAGGTTTATTAGGAGGTTTTGTCCGCATATATGGATTCAAGTTTCTTTTCTTGAGTCTCTGTTAGCGGCCACTTATTGTTGACACGAACATTCATGTCTTCAATAAACTTAGTCTCCCAATCATTTAAGTCATCTGAAGCTTCTTCGAGAATGGCATCAATCCATCCTCTTAAAACTTCATAGGGTTGAGGTTGCCACATTTTCGCCATTTTACCGTTCAACCTTTTCAATGCATCCTGTCTAGTCGGAAGGGTGGAGAGAGTAGGGTCAGTGTGTAATAGTTCGGCTAGTCTTAGGTTTTCAGAAACTAGACCTATGCTGCATTGAAAGTATTCGGCAGTTTTGGTTATGGTCCAATTCTTAGACCGCGTAGTCATAGCAAGGTGATATATCTCTATTACTATCACCTTACCAAACCACGTCGTCTCAGAATTATATCTGTCTAGGAACGATACGCCCATTTATTCCATCTGCCCTATGACTTGTTGTATCTGCTTCTTGGTTTCTTCTACGCATGAGAGCATACGATGATAAACCTTGTAATCGAACTCTTTCTTACCTGAATACAGGTCAAAGATATTCAATTCCAAGGTCTTCATGCGTTCCCACATCATGCACCATTCATTCCTAGTTAGAGACATCTATTTTCTCCTTACTCAATATGCGATAGAAGGTATCATCACGCTCAAATAGACTTGCTATTTTGGGCGCAATTCTAGCCATTTCTAGCGCAATAATTTGTGATTCAGTTAGTCCACGATGGACTTTAGTTGGAAGGAATATAGTCTTAGAACCCGGCACCCAGAGTAATCGGTCAATATCTAACTCATGACCGACTACCCCAAGTGCGAGGATTCGTAGAAAAGCTCTACGATTCACCATCTTTCAGCACCCGAATCTTGATTGCACGCCAGCCTTTGTCTGCAACTTCAACTGGTGTGAATTCCACCTTCATTCCGTTTTTTAGTTCCTGAAACTTGAGAGTATCTTGTTTCAGTGAAGTCCAGTGGAAAAAGATTCGAGTGAATTTGATATCCTTGGATGAAATGAAACCCCATCCATCCTCGGATACCTTAATAATCTTACCCTTCACCCGTTTTTCGTCAGGCTTAATAGGTGTAGTGTCAGGTTCAGTGGGAGCGTCCCCCTGAAAAAACTTCTGAAACGCATTTGCCATTACTTCACTCCTGTTTAGAAAGTAGTTGATGTTATTGGAGCATCTGCCATATGCTCTTTTAATGGGCAGTCATTTCAAAGTAGCATCCCATTACTGGGACTGTTTCTTACCCCACTTTTTCGCCATAGTCTCAGCGTATTTCTTGTGCTGAGCTTTTGTCCATTTCGCCTTCCGGAATTTTTTCTTCGGCTTTACTTGCACCTTCGGTTTAACCTTGGTGGACATACGCTCCAACAAAGTTTCCAGTCCAAGATTAATCAGAAACAACTCGTGTTTACGATTCATTTCTTTTTCCTTTCGATGTATTTGGGACGCCTCATCCCAAAATAGTCAATAATAACTTTCTCTAACACCCACGAAAGAGACTTGTTCTCAGAAGCTGCAATCTTACGCAGCCCTGCTTTTATTTCTGGTGGCAGACCGTGACCTATTGACTCTCTACGCTCACCACTAAAGAGTCTAGGTGCTATGATGCGTGGTTTACGCTTCATAGTCTGGATTCTCACGCAACCACACTACTTGCGTAGGTGTAGGCGCTTCCTCTACAACAGCGACAACTTGCACTACGAATCTACGATGGTATCTACCAGCCTGAACTTCTTTGGTAGCTCTTACAATCGCATCTTCGACAGTATCGAGAAGAATGTGACGCGCCTGTTCCGGACTTGATGTTACATAGAAACGCTTCATTAGTAGTCTCCTTATTAGTTAGTTAAAGGCGGGGTTCCTACAGTTGATACGTCACATGGATACGTCTGTAGGAACCCCTATTACTGAAAAGCTACTGTCCACTAGGGCACAGATTACAGTTGTGTTTTCACGTGAGGTCTAAACACAACACTGTTTTTACAGATAACCTTTCAGTAAATCTGGTTCAATTACAAAGAGTCTTTATCGTCCTCAGATTCGACATCTTCAACGAGGTCATCGTCGTCGTTGTCATCATCTTCGTCGATATCTTCGACTTCGGTGTTCTTGGATTCTTCATCCATGTCCACCACATCATTGTCTTCCTGCATGAAATACTTCATTGTCATTCTCCTTTAGTTACCGAGTTAGTGGTTCGTAGAGTGTGCGCGCACTCTACAGAATAGTTACGCTACTGGAGAAACGTCCGTCTTGATTGGACGATACTTGTGGTTAACGCGATTTACCTGACGATTCTGGTAAACATCGTTTTCCACAAATACGTCAAGTTCACGCCCTTCCGCGGACTTCAAGTCAAAGCGAGTATTCGCCTTAACTTCCACGCCGAAAGCCTGCAAGAATCCAACAGCAAAGCCAATTGCCTTACTGTTAAAATTCCAATCAAGCGGGACGTTTGCGAACTCCTTGTCACCCGTATCACCGTTGAAAAGAATAGTTCCTTCAACGGGATAGTTTGTGGAGGGGCCTTTCTCTGACGCCTTTGCGGGAGCCTCTCCCACACTTTCGATTCTGACCCTATACCACGCGGGAGTGACAACTTTCCCACGGAGTAAATCGCGGTCATTGAATTGGACTGTCGGCATAGTTATATTCTCCTACGGCTTAACGAATGGACTTACGTTTGGTTGTTGTGTTGGAGTTTGGGATTGTTGAGATGGTGTGATTGTTGGGATTCTTTCCACAGGTTTTTCATCTTGGAGCCTCTTTATTGCAGGTCCAATCCACTTCTCGTATAGAGGGTCCGCATTAAACGTAATTTCCTGCGGTAAAGGTAATGAAGTTCGCGCATAATCATTACCAGTGTGGGTGGTCCTTAAGGTGTATGCACCTTCCTTGTCTGCTTCAAATGCAGGGGTAATATTGAAATGATATACCTCTGTCATGTATGAAGCTATCTTTGCGCTAATCTTCTCAGCACCAGTCACGATTATTCGTGAATGATGGGTCAACTTATTAGCATCGTTGTCCTTACGAGCACCAAGAACATGTGCGATTAGAATGATATGCACATTGTGGAACTTGTGAATATCTTTCAAGATAGCCATCATTTCTTGGAAAGCAGAAGACTCAGCGTTAAATTCCTCTAACCCTGAGACTGGTATTCCGCCGATAGTCTTACCACCACCCTCTCGACGCTTCATCTTTTTAACTTGGCTAGTCATAGCGTCGCCAATGGAAGTGATAGAGTCTACGACTATTAGTTTGTATGGACAGTTGACTTGTAATGCTTCGAGTTTAGCGCGGGGCTTATCCCAATCATTATAGTCATCATAGTCAACCATTCCTTTACCGTAGATACCCCATCTCTTAGCAGGTAATGTTAGTGCTTCCATCTTTTGGTCAGTGGAAACCCAATATTGTTTACCGGGATAAGATAGGGCGCACGTAGATTTACGTGTCCCTGGCTCACCTTTCAACATAGTAAAGAGAGCTTGCATGTTGACACTTTCGAGACTTGGCATACTCTCCTATACGGTGACGGGAACTACTTTGTATTCATCGAGTTTCAAATCAACTCTCATGATGGCGTATCCTTCCGCACCAATCATAGAGTCGAATTGTAAAGCATCTTCGATGTGTTCTGTGCAATGGAAACCAGAAGCACCGAATCTACTTGCGAGGTAAACATTACCCCACTTAATCACATACTTAGTCATGGATATTTGTCCTGTCCTTGTTTAGTTGCCATTCATATGACATAACACCCATTGTGGGTTTATGCCTACGAATGCTAGTTAGTCTTAGTCTCATTTCCCGAAAGGAACGCCGCAATAGCCGCCACATCCTCATCTTTGACCTTCTTTCTCTCGATACAGTCATTGCAATGTGGTTTAGCCATAGGCCCACCATTAGACCCATTGAGCGTTACTTTGGTAATAATCATTGGCTCACCACAACGATTACACTCACAAAGTTTACCTTCCGCAAGCGCGATAGGAATGTAGTGCGAGCACGCCGGGTGCATACACTTGTAAACGAGATATTCCTTGTCAGTTCCAAGGTCTATCTTTTTATACTTGTGTATGTGGTTCGCCAACTTCTTAGCCATTACTTTTTCTCCTCGAATACGACCGTCTTTACTACTCTGACGATTCGCATCGGATATACTTCTCCACTATTCTCCTTGATATAATGGAGTGCGTCAGTGTGTCTGGTGAACTTATCAACGCACACGAATTTGGCGCCTAATTTCACTTCGACCATGTATATTTTACTCATTTTTTCACCAGTTTAGTATCAAAGCCACAGCAATGACACCATTTTAGTTTGAGGTCATATAACCACTGTAAGCAAACTTCACAGTAGGTCATTATTCCTCATCATTAGTCGGATTCCACTGTGGACCGACCTTAAAGTAAAGTTTAATATTCTCCTCACGCATGGAAGGATTGTCAGAGCACACATGCTCATAGAATGCACAATCACCATACTTACCCTCACAATGAGTGAAGTTCGGTGGAAAGTGTCCTGTCTCCGCATACATGAGTAGTAGTTTAGCGTAGTATGGCAATGTCTCAGACTGCCATTCGATAAGGCGCTCTGCTGTGTAATTGACGGGGGTGCGAATGAACTTTTCCTCAGGCTTGAGTGATGATTGGAAACCTATCTTGTTAATCATCACCTTACGAGTGTTCATTAAGAGACATTGGCCCATGAACTGATTATTCATGGAATTAGTGTTACGACGTTGTTTCATAGTCTTGTGGTCCATGCTCAATATATCTTGGTTAGTGTCACCAATATAATCGAACTTGGCTTTCCACATTATACGAATTTCGTCGTCCTCGTATAAGACTTCCCCTCTGACACATTCGATATCAAGAGGAACCCAATGGTCATTACGCCAGAAGTCTACATACTGCTGGCATGTATCTAACACGTAATGCCAACCAGTCTTATAACCTTCTGATTCCTTCGGCGTATTAACCATGCCGGGAAATTCATTAGGTTTATGATTGCATGGAGGTTTGGGAACTTCTGGTGTTGCTACGAAGTCTGTGCATTGTGGACAGCCTTTAACGTAAAGTTCGGCTGCTGCAAATGCGAAGCTTACTGCTTGTTCCCTCTTAACACCAGCTATCATTGACTTGTAGAAGTATTCGAGGAACACATGGACTAGCGACCCACACTCAAGCGAATTTGATTTACCACCAATCGATACTAGATTGTGGTTGAATCTAAAATCCGCGAGTCTAGGACATGCCATCAGTGTTGATAGAATTGTAGCATCGAGGATAACATTCTTTTTACCCCCTGCTACAATCTCTACAGCTTCCTGTAGCATTGTTTCGTTGACTGAACTATTGTCTAGTTCGTTAGCCATTATCGATTCCTCTTGCGTGAGGCTTTCGCCATCTTGGATTTCTTACGATTTTTCTTTACACGCTTATCGAATTGCTCTGTTCGCTTTTCGATAGAATCGTGTAATCTAAACTGTGAGACTCCGCCGCCTAATAGATAGGATATTTCCCTATCTCTAGCGGTAACTTTCTTCACTAGATTCTTAGTATCCACTATTGCACCATCCTTGGTATGACGACAAGCTTGGTTTCATCAGTGACTTTAAGGGTATACCATCCCTCAGGAAGTTTATTACCCTTAAGGTCAAATAGGTCGGGGTGAGACATATTACCATCATCCCGATATATTATCCAACCACTTCCGAGTAGTGCTCCGCCCGGCATGTCATATGCGAATACTTTGCACATGATACCATTGTGCGGAATTTTATTCTTGTCACGCTTTGCCATATGACCCTCATAGTTAAGTATCTCCTTCATGATTACACATCAAAAAGAGAAA